GGTCTTAACTCTCTGTGGAGTGTTCCAGTCAGGCTTGTGGGGCTGGATTGAGCCACGCCTGATATTCAGGGTTCTCTGCGGTGCAAGTGACTCGGATTAGACCATCCTCATCCATTCGCCCGTAAATCATTACGCCGTCAAAGTTCTGACCGATTTCAATATATTTCATTAGAGTTCAGCACTCCATCCTAGATAGGCAGCCGAAGTCGCATTGAGGCCGCCAAGTTTTGTAGCGTTTCCTGCCGTTAGGCCAGAGCCTACTGTTGCCACAACCTGTCCAGCGTTATTCCATCCAGCGCTGAAGGTTGGAACGGCGGTGCAGGTTACGCCACTAGCGGCTGAATTGAGCAGAATGTAATCGCCTGCACTTCCAGTTGTTTCAACCGAGGTTGGCGCAGTACGCATTGTGACTGGGAATGGAATAACCGCATACGCTTGAGTTGAGGAGAAGCATTGACCCAATCCAAAATGCTGAGATGCGGCAACGAAACTCTGACGGAAGTAGTACCGTTGAGCGAGGGCTAACTCGCCTTGGAGTGTTCCTGATGCGGTGGTGAATGAGGTAGCGACTGAACCAGCCTCAACCTGCAATCCCCAAATACTTAGGGTTGCGTTACCTGCTGGAATCGCCAATGGGATGGCTAGGTTGCTATTAGTTCCTATTGTTTTACCGCTAATGCTTGGAAGTGTTACCACCCCAGCAAATCTCTTCCAAGAAGTAGTCAATGAAGAATCTGCAAAACTAACATTTGTACCAACTGCGGTTGAACCACCACTACCAAAATCTTGAATAACCGTCATTGTAAGCGTTCTTGGTGTATCTACTTTTGCCCAAAAACTAATAGTTATTGTTTGGCCTGCAAAGGTTGTTACATTTTCAATTTTTTGTCGCAAAACATGACCGACTGAAGTATCAACATTTGCATAACTAAGGTAATAATTTCCTTCATACCCCGCAACTGGAGCAGAGCCAGGAGTAAAAGCAACGCGGTTTACTGCCGCATATTGACCGCTAACGCTAAGACATTCAATTCTGTCGGCGGTATAAGTATAGGCAGTTCCAGACAAAGTAAAACTTGTGCCTCTAGCCCAAACGCCGAAATCACCGTTGATAATTTTGTTCTTTCCCGCCACAAAAGGAGCTACTGCCCCACCTGTGTTCTGCTCTACCGTTGAGGTTAATTGCGCTCTGCTCATTAGTTACCTGCCTGTGGTGTAGAAGGAGTGGAAGAGTTGGATGGGAGTGTGCTTGGTTCAGATACAACCAAGGTTGCGGCCTGAGCCGCTAGGATTTCCTGCACTTCTTCAGGGGTTGCTTCACGAACTAGATTTTCCCCAGTAAGAGCATCGGCAAAGCCAATCATAATTACATCAGCCATTATGAGTTCCTCATTCCATAAACACGAATGTTGCCTGTGATTGTTCCTGATGATGGGTACAAGGAAAGCCCAGTCATAGAGGTAGTTGAGAAGTTATAACCCCAAGCCCTGAACTGGTAAGGAACGCCAGCATTGGAAACGACTCCACCATTAGATGAGAAAGTCGTGACCTGAGATAGATAAGGGTTGAATATATCAACTGAGCAACTTGAGAAGGTTGGGTAAGTTGTAGAGGTAGAGCCAATAACAAGAAGATTTGCTCGCTCTGCTCCAGCAAGGGTTGTGGAGTAGGTAGTGAGGGTTTCAGAGTTATTGTTGGTGGTGACATTTGAGCCAGCCGAACGGAAGTAAAGCAACAAGTCAGCGTTAGCGGCAGAAGCGGCAGTTATGTTCACGACTACTGTGTATTTGTCGTAAGCCGCAGAAAACAGGCTATCAATGTTTTGGGCTGAAACTCCGCTGAAACTGGTTGAGTTGATAAAGGTCATCGCAGGGGCTTGCCACGATACGCCTGTGCTGGCAGAAGAGTTTGCAACGAGTGTGGTTCCGTCAGCTCCTACTGCGAGGTTGGTAACGGTTGAAGCGCCGGTAGCGGTGATGAGATCGCCTTTAGCGGTTACGGTTGCCTTTGGGATAGCGTTGGCTACGTTAAAGGATGTGGCACTCTGGACGGTAGCCAAGTCGCCTGCGACGAGGGCATTGGTCAAAGTGATGCCGGTACCAGAGGTGGCTGTGTAATCCACACCACGCTCAATGAGGACACCATTGATAAAGACTTCCTCTGCGCCCACTGTGTAGGCCAGAGCGGCACTGAAGTCATCAGTACCGGTAAGGGATGTTTCACCACCCGCAGCGGTCTTACGCCACTGCTGTAGTGTCACACCCTGGTTATTGGGGTGACGAAGGACTGTCATTAGGAGAGCTCACTTCCGAAGGCTGAGAATGAGACGGATGTTGAGGATGCTGCAATTGAGATGATGTCTGTATTTGCCAAGGTCAAGCCCAGAGTAAGGGTATCTGTGGCGTTGCTACCTAGGAGTACATCGTAGGCAAGGTACTGCTTTGGTGTGTCACCAGCACCGGCTACACGGACTGAGACACGGTATGTCTGAGCCGATGTTGACTGGTTACAGATGACAACGCTAGATACAACTGCGCCTAGCGCAGTGCCTGATGTATACAGGGTTGTAAGGCTAGATGAAGCACCTGCCGCTGTTGTTGCTGCTGGGACTGCCTGCCCAAGCACTTTATATGCACTTGCCATTTATTTTCCTTTGCTTGGTTAAGCGCCCATTGTTAGGAACGCGATACTGGTTACATCACTTGCTGCTGCTAGTTGACCTGAAACGCCATGAACATCCGCTGTGGCATCAAAGTGAGCCTGCATATCTGTCATGTCTTGTGCTGAGATTACGTGGCGCACTACAGCGCCAGTACGGTGAGCCTGTGGGGTTGTGCTGTTGTAGCCACGGGTAATTGTGAATGTGGTCGCCGCTGTTGTGCCAGTAACCAAAACCAGTTCTTCCGAAGCCGCATTGTAATCAAGGGCAAGGACGAATGGGTAGTTGGTTGGAAAGCCAACGGCTGCGCTGAGAATAACGCTGGTAACGGATGAATTGATATTTCCGTTGATGGTTGTATCTTGCGCTGTGGCGCTGTAATAACGTTGTGGCATTGGCTATCCTCAGCTTGTGTAGTGGGTACGAGGTGGATACTGCTCTTGAAGGCGACGTACTTCCACGAGCAAACGCTGGTTGTACATCTGTTGTAGAACTCGTCCGACATTGGCTGCTGAGCCAATTGGATCATTACCCTGCAGGGCATCTGCTTCAGCAGTTGCGGCAGGTACGCGACCCATATCCAAGTACATCGCTGTACGGTAGGCAGCACCAAGGATGATTACTTCACGGGCAGACTCTGAAAGTCCGGTCATTGTAAAGTCATCTGTGTCGTAGGTAAGGGTGGTTGGCTTTTTGGTGTAAGTAACCATGACGGTACGACCAGGAATGATGCCTTCACGGATGGAGATGGTCTTACCGCTACCCCATGTGGTTGGGTTGGCCATACGGTCAATGCGGTAGTGGCGCACTGGTAGCCATTCCTTAGAAGGGCCGATGGTCTGCCATGAGCAGCCGAGAACATCTACTGCTTCATTAGGAAGTACATAGGTTGTTACAGCTGCCTGCCAAGTAAAGGTTGTGTAAAAGGTACCGAACAAATCTGGGTAGACGCCATCAATAGCAAGGTTAAGATTTCGGCGGATAACACTTCTCGGAAAGGAAGGCGAGATTGTTACGCGGGTACCGGCATCGTGAGCAGTAGCCGTGGTGTCACGAAATCCTCTGCCGTATGATGGGATAGTGGCCGTGTTTGTAGCACGGTCAAAAGAATCTACCCAGATTAGTTCATCATCAATTTCAACCAAACCACGGGTAAGAACTGTGCCATCGGCAACAGTAAACGTGGTATCGGTTGAAGCAATTGGGGCTGTCAGGTATGTAGCCTGATCTTGACGATTGGTATAACCTGTAAGGGCTAAGTTAGTTTCGTCAATTAAGTTTACAAATGTACTCACGATACGATCCTCGCTGCCGCTTCATTTTCGCCAAGGCCGAATGTGCCAGCGAGTAAATTCAAAATGCCTGGTGTATCTTCAAGATAGTTCTTACCACCATGCCGTGACGCATAAATCTGATTAAGCACGTCAATGCCACGAGTAGCATTGTGTGAACCAAGAACAACCGTTCCCCACTTGAGCGCAGCACCATCAAAATCATATTGTGGCACACCATTGATAATGGTGCCTGCCAAACGATTCAAATGATATGTTGCAGTTAAGCCGTCTCCTGATGCCATATCAGATCCTTTCTAAAGTTGTTTACTTACTTAGTTCCGCCAACACCGTCATATTGACCGTATGGATCTTGTGGCTTGCCTGTTAGCTTGTCGCTAGCCTTGCCGACCATGTTGCTATTGCAACCGCACTCTACGCACATGTTATTTACCCTTCTTTGCTGGTAGGACCTTCTTGAGATTTGGGTTAGCCTTCTTTGCAGATGGGCTGGCCTTACGGGTTGAGGAAGCAAGGATTGCTCCTGCTGACTCCATTGAAACATTTGACTTCTTAGCAATAGACTTTTGCGCTGCGGCAAAGCCCATACCCTTCTTAGCTGCCATTAGACAACTCCCGCTTCTGTGAATGACTTTGCAGTCTGTTTGGTTATCTTGCTTGTTGCTGGCATTACGTCAGCGTTATATGCCTTACCTAAAGTTTCGCTAGCCTGATGGGCTTCACGAATAGCCTGAGTTGATGTACCCGCAGGTTGAATACCCTGCGCTCTTGCATCGCGGTAGGACTGAAGTTCCTTATCCCACTTCTTCTGGGACATAGAATCGGCTCGCCCTGCGTCGCCGGTGTTAAGCTCTAATGTGCCGAGTTTGCAAGCAAAGCAGCCATCAACATAATCGCTATGGTTAAAATGATCCGATGGTGTTTCCTCATAAACGAATGGGGTGGCACTAACTTCCCCGCAAACTGAGCAATCGTATTCAACAGGGACACTATTGTATTTGTCATCCATTCCCCATTTACTTACCCTGCTTGTATGTTGATGTTGCATTTTTAACTTCCTCAAAGAAAACTAGGTTACGTTGGATACGGTCATTCTCTGGACCGTTAGCCTTTACCGCTTCTCGTGTAAAGGTTATTGCTTCATCAATGTGCTTGAGATTGTAAGCAGCGATTCCTGCAAGGTCGTAGGCTTTCCAATCCCAGACTGCTGATTCGTAGCAGTAGTGGTTGGAGCGAGGAGACTCCAGAGCGTTGAGAGCAGCATCTAAGCACCGCTGCCATTCTTGCTTTCGGTAAGCATCCATTGCAACACCGAATTGCGGCTCACCTTGCAAGGGAAGAATCTCTGCTCCTTTGTCATACCACATACGAGCAGTTTCTTCTTGGCCAAGTTGATGCGCTGCTTCTCCTGCCCATCGGCAGACGGCAGCACTTTCAACATCCCAGCCCTCGTTTTCTAACTTGCGTTCAGCTGCTTTGATAACATCTTCCCACTTGGAGTAGAAGAAGTATTCTCTGCACATATAAGTCCACATACGTGGATCTTGGGGAAACTCTTTGACTGCCATCTCTAGCAGTTCTAGGTATTGACCGCGGGACTTGGTATTATCTGGCAGATGCTCAATAACAGCATCGCGTATGTCGCAGTCAATCGTTTGGTGTTTGCCGTAAAAGATATTTACTTCGTGGCATGGATACTTCCATGTCCAGTTCCAGCGGGAATGAAGCCGATCTCGTTCCCATTTATTGGCGTCAGTTTTCATGCTGATCCAGCCTAGGTCAGCACCGGCTTTCCACTTCTTACGCACCTTCTTGAAGAAGTCCGGGGCTGGTACTTCATCTAAATCTAAAATCAAGCAAACATCGGCATCATTTGGAACTAATGCCAATGCCGCATTACGAGCCATATCAAACCTGAATGGTTTGACGTGGATCTGGTGGACAGTTACGCCCAGTTCTGCAAGTTTTTCTTGTGTACCGTCCGTGCTACCAGTATCAGCAACGATACGATAATCAGCACCTTCAGTAGCTTTAGCCCAACGTTCCGCATGAAGTATCTCATTCTTTGATATTGCGTAGACAGCAATCTTCATGGTATAAGCCTATCACATACCGCCAAGCATGAGGATGTCATAAAGGTTAGCGGTACCTGTGGCACCAGTACTGCCTGTTGATCCAGTAGGCCCTGTTGGTCCAGGGACTGTGCTTGCAGCACCAGTGTTACCAGTTGCTCCTGTATTGCCCGTAGCACCTGTAGCACCAGTATTACCATTAACGCCAATAGTTCCGTTAGTACCTGTTGGCCCAATAGGACCAGTCTGACCCGTGTTACCCGTGGCACCCGTGTTGCCTGTGTTGCCCGCAACACCTGTAGCGCCAGTCGGTCCTGTCGGACCAGTAGACCCTGTTGTTCCAACTGCACCAGTGCTGCCAACAGCGCCTGTTGCGCCCGTGTTTCCGGTGTTTCCTTGTGGGCCTACGCCGCCTGACTGGGCAAAGGTAATGTTGTCGGTACCGATGATGATGTAGCCATTGGTTCCTGTGCCGACATTGTTCTGGATCCAGTTAGTAGCTGCGTTGGCTGTGCCAGCAGTTACAAAGAGAAAGTCACCGTATTCAACCTGACCAGCGGTTGAGTTGTCGTAATCAGTAGCGCGGGTGAGGACATAAGCAACGCCAAAGGTGCCTTGAGTGGTAACTGTGTAAATACCATTTTGAGTCTGAGTTGTTTGATTC